TAAACAAATCTATTTGGTGTAACATAAATTAGAGATTTTTCACCTTGAAGGGGATCAGTAACAATCTTCAAATAATTTCCATCAGAATTTACAATTCCATTCTTATCAAAATAATAGAAGTTTGTAAAATCAGTTCCTACCTTAGTAGTATAATTGTTAGAGGAAATTCTCGATCCAAATCCGAATTTTACTTCGGTAAATGCTCCAGGATTTCCAGGAAGAATAGTTGTTGCTAGTTTTTCCTGCGTAATAAGATTATAATTCTTACTTGGACTTAGGTCAAAGTAAGTTCCAGTTAGTGATGAATGTGAAGTATCAAACTTATAACGATAGAATTCTTGAATATCAATTGTTGGGTTTGGAACAAACGTCACATTATCTTCAGAGAATTCAAATTTATATCCAATAGAATCTGCTGTCTTTACGGAAACAGATCTGGATGGCACACTTGAATCAAAGAAAGTGGTGCTTATCTTAATGTCTTCTGCGTTGGTCAGTTGAACTTCATAATTGTAAACTATAATCGCTTCCTGAGTGGCAGAATCATATGATAAAATAAATCCAGAGGTATTATTGGATCCAATCTGGAATCCATCGGCAAAATTGTATTTTGGTTTGTATAAAGTTACTGGTTGACCATTATAGTGATCTTTATCTACAGATCCTTCTCTTCCTCTTAATACAGTCAACTCATTACCATTGATAGAAGATACTTCAATAACTTCATCACCAATCAATACCAAATCACCTTCAGCAAGTTTGTTGGAAGTTTTTACATTTAGTTTGGTTGATCCAGAAGCAAATCCAACATGGTCAACATAAACAGTAAATCTGGATGTACTTTGTGAAGCAACAGATCTCTCCAGTGATTCATCATCAACAGATAGATAATCTGCCTTTCTGTATCCTGTACCCTGGTTCTGAATTACAACACTTGAAACAACACCAACACTGGAGACGGTGATGCTAGCAGTAGCACCAGTTCCCGTTCCACCAGTAAGAGGAACGTTATTATAAGTTCCAGGAGCATAGTCTGCTCCACCATTCAAGATCTGGAATCTGCCAATACCAGTATCATCAATCTCTGAAGAATATGATGGCGCTTTGAAAACTACTTTCTGATAGAGTCTCTTTCTTAGATAATATGTTTTAGTCTTGATAGAATCATCAGGGAAAATACTGATGTTGACCTTATCATCAATACCAAGACCATGATTATCCGCTGTTTCTACAAGAGCAACACTCTGATTTACCTCAAATGGTTCTAGATTGTCACTGAGAGAAGTTAGAACTACTGGTCTTGTTCCAGAAGTATTGAAAAAGTCGTTTGATTGGAGGAAGTATTCTCCTTGATTGAACTGTAACCAATCTCCACTGAGAACCTTGATCTCAACAACGTTTTGCTGACTAGTTCCATTCAGAACTTCTGCTGTAGCAATTGCTGGATTGATTCCATCTGTCAAACTTAGAATAGCACCTTTAGTGTAGGAACTATCTTGATCTAGAAGAATAAAGAATGTCTTGATATCAGCGGAGAATGTTCCAGTATTATCAAAAGTTCCAATAACATTTTTGAGAACGATTTCGTTGTCATTTCTTACTTGACCAACGATTTGACCAGAAGCATTAGATGATGGTTGTCTTAGAATATCGTCAGTAAACAAATAAGCATTCTGAATTGTGGTTAGTTTTACTACCTTGTTCTCATAACTGTCAATATAGGATACTTGCTTTCCCTTAACCGATTTTACTAACGCCTCTGCTTCAGATCCTTCAGATCCTCTGTTATCAAAATAAACCTTAGAGTTTACCGAGAAGTTATCTGACGAATGATCAATTACAATAGAGTCAATAGTTCCAGACTTTACTTCATTGATTTTAGCAAAAACTCCCTCTCCATTCCTTGGCATACCAGGAACAAAGAATCTCTTTGCTGTTTTTGGAACATCATTTTGATTGATATTTGAGTTGTAGTTACTATCTACTGGAAGTGAATAGAAATTTTCTCCTAAGATATATGGATATACTGGAGTTTGATTGCTATCAATTGTCAAGAAGTATGCGTAAGTTCCTTCTGGAAAGTCTGGCGTGATACAATATCTACCATTATTTTCATCTAGAGAACCGCTCTTATGGTTGTAAGTGTAATCATTTACAAAAGAACCTAGAGCATAGGTATTGATAGATGGTCCACCAGGACGAGATCCATTTCTACTATAACTAGATGTCATCCTAACAATAGGAGATTGAGGATCTAATGGATTCTCATGAGCAAAAGGACCATAGATTGGATTGCCATCATAAGCAAAACCAAGAATTGGTGAGTGTGTCTTGCTTGCTGGTTCTAGTCCAGATTGTCCGAGGTTGTCATTTAGAGCGACTCTTAGTGCCTTGGGGTTTGCTACTTGACCATAACCATACTCAAGAACATTATTATAGTTCTTGAATACATATCCATTCTCTGGATCTAGTTTTGATTTTAGTTTTTCGTATCTATTAAAGTTCCATTCTTTAAGGAGAGGTGTAGCAGTAGCTCCAGATCCAACAGCAATAATCTCAACTGATACAGTATTTTGATTATAGAAGTTTCCTTCTGCTAACTTATTGAATCCAACAAGTCTGCCATTAGTATCTACAATTGAAGTATATTCGGCAAATCTTCCTTTTCCATTTCTATCGGTAATTCTAACGATAGGAGGTGATGAGTAATACTCTCCTGGTTCATCAACTACCAAACTGGTAATTTTATCACCAGTAACAACCGCACTGACAACTGCTCCCCTGCCTGAAGTTACATCAACAACGGGAGTTCTTGGGAACGTATCATTTGTATCTACAATATATCTTTCTACAACAGAACCAGAAAGAACTGCTCTAACTTTGTTTGGAACACCATCGAGAAGAACAAATGGTGGTTTGGTATATCCACTACCCTGAGTGTTTACTCTTACTTCTTCGAGTTTACCAAATCTAATACTTTCTTGATCTCTATGTCCATACAAACGAACACCATTGAGAAGAATTCCAACTTCAGTCTTAGGAGTCTTGTACTTTTCTGTAGTTCTAGTCGCTTGCTGCCTGATAATACGAAGAAGTTTTTGATCCTTTACTTCTTCTGTTACTGTAGAACCGTCTAAGATCTTGTGTGATGGATAACTAGATGATGTGATATAGTAATATTGATCATCAGCAAAAATTGCCGACACATCAGTTGAAGTCTGACCTAGTTGTGTTACAACTGTTGGTAGAGTTGGAGCATTGATAGGTAGATTCTGATTCAAAATCCATCTTGTTTGGTTTGTTCCAGTCCTGACAATTTTTGGATCTGGAGTTTCAAATCCAGGATTTGATACTTGAATAGTATCTTCGGTGAATGAATATGGTTGTGGATCTGTAATTTCAAGATTGTATACTACACCAAGAGTTAGAAGACTTACGTTAGAACCAGAAATAATGACTGGTTTGTATACCGACGCCCCTTCTTGGTGGTTATAAGTTGTGTTACCTCTTTTTGAGATAATAAATTGAGTTACGTTCTTATCAGTAAATTGAATTACTTCTTCTCCAATAAGGATTGATCCAGTTTTGCCCCATCCGATTGTGGAGAAAACATCAACTCTCTTTCCAACACCATCATTTTGAGATAGATCTCTCTCCAAACGAGTCTTAGTTGAGACAGCAAATTCTCCTGTAACTGTCTCTGAAGCGAGGATAATGTTCCAAATCTGCTCGCCGTCAAAAGTTCCTTCTGGTTTTACATTGTCAACCGTAGCAGAAACATAACCATACTCATCAGTTGCTTCCTGAATGAGTTTCTTTCCAATAAGATCTTTTGGATCACCAGAAATTACTTTTACTTTTAGGGCATATACATTGACCCAATCAGACTTTGATGCTTTGTAAGTATAGTCTTTTGGTTTGTATACTTCTGGTTTGTTAGTTACATCTTGCGATACGATGGTATTGAAGATGAACTTGATTGAACTATCAGTTCCCTTTGCCTTGTAGAACTTGTTAATGTTCTTGATAAGAGTTCTCTTATCAACTTCACCACGAAGATACTTCTCTGGGAATGAACCAAGATATTGATTCTCAAAGTTCTTTACCAGAGCATAGAGAAATAGGTTGCTTACGTTGAATACTTTTTCCCCAGAGACGTGTGATGCTGCCTCCGTAGTCTCAAAATTAGAAGCAGAATACAAGTCTCCAAGAGTTGTATTACCACTAACGCCTCTGGAACACTCTTGAAACTCAGTATCAGTTCGTGTGGCGTAGAAAATGATTTCATTGCCAATTCTGATGTAACCGTTCTTTGCTGGAAATGAACTCGCATCATTTACAACAATGGTAGTATCAGTAGCAGAGATTGTAGCAGAAAGAATATCATTCTGCTTTAGTAGATTTTTCTCGTAGTAGTCAATATCCGCATATTTTTGGATATTGCTAATGATATCCAATGTGCCGCCTTGGACTTCCTGCGCTTCATAATACTTCTGAACGAACTTAGCAAAAAGTTCATATTCAGTAGAAATGAATTCAGGAAGCTGGGACTCAATCAGAGTAGAGATTCTCTTAGTCTTTACAGCGGGCATTTACTTACTCTTTATATGCGGTGAAACTTGAATTCGCTACATCAACATCAAGATAGACCTCGCGGAGTGCCTTGACATCATTAGATAGTGGTTTTACTCTAACTGAGATTCTATTATCAAAGAATGAACCCTTGATAATAGTCAAATTGTACATTCTCAACTCACCTTTTACATAATCAATATCCCCAACTTCCTTGTCGAGGACAACTTTTTCACCAGTTACAGTGTCTAGTCTATATAGGACAATTTTGCCATCCCTATCTTCAAGATAGACATCAAAGTTAGGATATTCAGTGACCCTAAAACCAGTAGTAGAAAGAGTTGGACCGTCGCAATCCTCATCAAATTCGTTCTGGAAACAAATCTCATAATAAAATGTAGAATTGAGTTGTGGATAGAAATCCTTTCTCATTGTAACTTCAGTTAGGTTAGAGTTGATACTGCGATCAGCATCATCAATTACACCAATGAATTTACTGTATCTAAATTTACCGTTGAACTTTTCTGTGTCTGATGTGTCGATATAATCTTGAACAGAACCGATTACTTTATCTCTAATTTGTGCTGGAGTTTGATCAGTAACGTTACGGTCGTAATAAATCTTGCTATGTACTTCAACATAAAGAATAGATGGATCAACAATAACAGGTTCTACCGAAGCAACAACATATTTCTCCAGTTCACTAATAATTTCTTGCTTTGTTAAAGAAGTAATGTAAGAAGCGTCTTCTGGTTTCAATACAATGAATACTTTACCATACTCTGGAGGGTCCTGATCTTCGCCTCCAAAGATGATGATGTCACTGGTGGCAGGATATACCCTACGAACGATTGAAGCGTAGTCCTGGGCGGTTACAGCGCGGTCCTGTGTGCCATATGCCTTAGGGGCATTGTACTTGATTCTGGTGGTAGATTCCATATCCTCACCACCAGATGATGCTACTGTCGAATTGATAGTAACATTGAAAGAGTTTGGAGAAACACCATCGGGATTTTCTAGGACACCAGAGAATACAAATGTTCTAACACCATTAGACTCTGGACCAGATGTGGTGATATAAGAAACTTCAATTCTTGCGCCGTTATCAAGTTTCTTGCCTAGAACACCATCTCCAAATAACAATTCATATCTTTCATCTTCAATTTCCTCTAAGAAAAAGACTTTCGAATTAGCATCAACTCCTAAGATATTATCTGCTACAAGATATGGTTCACTAAATGATCCACCAGTTGGAAATACCTTGACTCTAATGGTATTGGTGTCAATATTTCTATTGTCAAGTACAAATCTCTGTGACTTGAGTGAAGTATTGACAGTAAACGTACTGACTAGTTGCGTTCCCTCTCTAACAGGAACATTTTCAAAAACTGCAGTTTGGTTTGATACTTGTGCTTTGACATCATCGGTCACAACATACTGATAGATGTTGTTGTCATAAGAAGCAATGAACCCAGTGCCCTTCTTCAAGAAAAGTTCAGTATCAGATGTGGGATTGCTATAAGTAACTGTAAAAGAAATATATGCCGTAGGAGACGTAATGCTCTTAGGTCTGTATCCTAATTGCTTCGCAATCGCTACTACGTTGTCCCTCAAGGTCGCTGAATCAATGAATAGTTCATTGACCACCATATTGGTGTTGAACGCCGTATAGTAGGTGTTATAAGCGAGTGTGTCGATCAGCGTCGATAACGCAGATCCTTCAAAATCATAGTCAGTGAAGTCCGACTGTGCTCTGAGATACTCTTTCAGAGCTGTTTTGATATCTTCAAAGTCTAAGTTAGCAACCTGAGTATAAGGCATTATCGTGTACGCTCTAGAAAGAATTCTACCGCTATTGGTGTGTCGTCGTCTCTACCGACAATGGTGTAATACAATTCAACATCATAACCATTATTCATGTAATCAGGCACACAAAGTACATCATTTACACTAATTCTTGGTTCGTATCTGTTCAATACATCAACAATTTCTGTTTTGATAATCGCAGCAGAAGCATAATCTAGTGGTTCAAATAATACATTCTGAATACCACACCCTAACTGGGGTTGGAACGGACGCTCGCCCTTCCTAGTAAGAAGCAAGGCAGAGATCGACTGAACGATAGCTGCCTTGTCTTTTACTGTTACCAAATCGTCAGTAACAGGATGCTTCTTAAATGTAACACTCAAATCCTTGAATGTCTGAAAGGTCGGCATTTAGACACAGCAATAGGCTGTTTCTATTTATTCACTCGTGCCAACGCTCTACAAAATCGTCAAATCCGCCCGCTCCTCCACAAGGGCGTTCTAGGCGGTTCTCGGGAAGTGGGTATAGTTCTTCCTTCATCTTGGACTTACGGCGCCTTGCTGCGGCATCTAGAAGGCGATCACTGTCCGTTTCGGTGATCAGTGTCATACCTTCTTCAATAAATTCTTCGCTTTTGTCTACTGGAAATAGTCCCATTGAAAAAACCTCTCTAAAGTCTGTTTCCAGAACTTTTAGAGAGGTTGCTATCTCTTCAAGTATTTAGTTTTGCTCGGCGCTTTCGTTATTCGGAGATGCGGTCATCAACGACCCTGACCGCGATACTTCTTACGTGCCTTGTTACGTGACGTGGCAGAATACAGAGTGTGCTTCGAAGATCCTTGACGAGTCTTCTTCGGCTTTGACTCGATAATCTTCTTACCACTCAGACCAACTTTTGCTCGTGCCATAAAATTTAAACAGTGCGTGTTCCAATTAGTATTGTAGGATATATTGTTGGTTCTGTCAATGGTCTGGGAGTAGGTACTGTGGGGGGATCAGAGTCCATCCCATCACCTGACACTGTTACTAAATTTCCTTCGAAATATACACTAGTATTCTGTACGGCAATAATCGAAGGTCTCTCAATTTGAGTTGGCGTTGGAATATACGGTGGCACTGGGTTGCTTCCTGGTACAGGAGGATGTGTCCCAGCAGACTCCGTAGGATCCATAATCTCAAAAAAATCTTCGCCAGTCTTGATCGTCTCCATAGTCTTAGTCTTCCCTCCAATTGCTAGTGGAGGAAATACCGTCGTTCCAAATGTTGAAAGTGTATCTAAGGTGCCTGGTGTGGCAATATTTCCGTTTGGCATTAGACTGACTGTGCGACTCTTGCTAAATCTTTTTTAATTCCTTCGACATTATTGTGAAGATAATCCAGAGTGTCTGACAATGTTTCGTAATCCCTCCCTGTTGGGCGTCTATACGCAATCGTCGGTCTCTCCAACTGAGTCACTCTCAATTCCAGACTCTCCAATCTCTGTAACAGCACTAGGAGTTTCTCCTCCAAGTTTTTCTGTAGCTGCTCTGACGATGTTTCCATTATTATTGTCTCCTCTCATGAATGCCTCTGAGGCGCGTGATTCAAACTCGTCACAGAAGGCGTCAAAGTTTTCTAAAATACCTGTAAAGTCTTTGAAAAGGTTTTCACTCATTTTTTTGCTGGGAAAATTTTTTAGAATTCAAGGTTTTGAAAAACCAATTTTCAAATATATTTATCGGTCGTCTGGATACTTTTGTAGGTTAGGGAAGTATGCCATTTTTGGAATCGCTTGGCGACCCTAAGTAACAACAAAGGGGGGCAAATAACTGTCCCCCCGTATACCTTACTGTCAGGCGCTAAGTGTAACTAATCGCTTGGCAATGTGTCGTGCTGTGTGTTCCTTTGGTCTGTAGGGGATAGTCATCACATTACCTGATTTGTGTGTCCATTTCTCATGCTTACTGCCATTGCGTTCCTTTATCCAACCATGTGCAATTGCAAGGCGTTTGAGTTGCTTGTCTGTCATGTGGTTAGTGTAGAGAAATGCCTAGGTGCTAGGATGGGGGGCAGTGCCTCAGAGGTCTGCCATCATCTCGTTCATCTCATCAGCGTCG